TGCCCACACTGCTGGAAGCAGTCACCGAACTGTTCTCGCAGGTGCTGGAAACGCTTCTGTCCCTGCTTCCGCAGCTTATCCCGGCGGCGGTGTCAGCACTCATGACCATCGTGAACACGCTGATCGAGAATCTGCCCCTGCTTATTGAGGCAGCGGTGCAGCTGGTGTCTACACTTGTGACAGGCATTGCGGATGCACTGCCTACGCTCATCCCGGCAGCGGTGCACGCTATCGTCACCATCGTGCAAGGGCTGGTGGACAGCCTGCCGATGCTCTTGGATGCAGCTGATCACCGGACTGGCGCAGGGACTTCTGGATGCCATCCCTGTTCTGATTGCCGCTCTGCCGGAGATCATCAACGGCATCATTACCTTCTTACTGGATTCGATTCCGCAGATCATTGAAACGGGCATTCAGCTTCTGACATCCTTGGTGGCTGCGTTGCCGGAGATCATTATGGCAATCGTGGAAGCCATCCCGAAAATCATTGACGGCATTATCAATGCTGTGCTGAATGCGATACCGCTCATTATTCAAGCGGGCATTGATTTGCTAATTTCCCTTATTCAAGCCCTGCCGCAGATCATCACGACTATCGTGCAGGCGATTCCGCAAATCATCTCCGGCATTGTCAATGCACTGGTCGGAAACATCGATAAGATCATCATGGCAGGCGTAAAGCTATTCGTGTCCCTCATCGAGAATCTGCCCACTATCATCGTGGAAATCGTCAAGGCCGTGCCGCAGATTATTGCGGGCATCGTGAAAGCCTTCGGCTCTCTGATGTATAAAATCGTGGAGATCGGCGGCAACATCGTCAAGGGACTGTGGAGCGGCATTACCCAGCTTGCCTCGTGGCTGTGGGATAAGGTGTCCGGATGGATCTCGTCCATCTGGGACGGCATCTGCGATTTCTTTGGTATCCATTCGCCCTCGAAGGAGATGGCGTGGGTCGGCGAAATGCTGGTCAAGGGTCTGGCAGGCTCCATTGACGACAACGGCGATGAGGCAGTCAAAGCCGCAGAAAGTATGGCCGAGGACATCAACGGCGTCATGGGCGACCTTGCCCACGATATGCAGACGGCTCTGCCCACCGACTTTGATGTGAACGGCTCGATTCGCTCCGCCGTGGACGGCGTGGTCGGCAAGGCGGCGTCCGCTTTCACCATCGCTCTGAACATCGCCACCTTCAACAATTACAGCAGCGAGGACATCCGTCAGCTCACCAATGAAGTCATGGAAATGGCGAACCAGTTCGCCCAGCGGAAAGGAGTGGTATTCGCATGACCTATTTTACCTACAACGGCCGCAGTTCCGCTGAGTTCGGTCTGCATATCGAGAAGAAGGACGTGTTCTCCGCACCGGAATACGATGCGGAGTTCATCTCCATTCCCGGTCGGAGCGGCGACATCATCAATCCCAACCGCCGCTTTTCCAATATCAAGGTCACCTACACGGTATTTCTCGCTCGGAAGAATATAGCCGCACTTGCCGATGTTCTACGGGACATTAAGGGCTGGCTTTATTCCGAGCCGGACAGATACCACGAAATCACTGACTCCTACGATGCGGAGTATTTCCGCTACGGCGTCATCTCCGGCAGTCTGGACATTGAAGAGCAGCTGAACAAGGTCGGCAGTTTCACCGTGACCTTCAACTGCAAGCCCTACAAATACAGTTTTGCGGGACAGGAGGTTTTAGCATCCGGCACCAGAAGGTTGTCTGTAACCAATCCCACCGCTTTCACAAGCAAACCCTACATCAAAATATATGGAGGCGGCACAGTACGGCTTATGATTCAGCCGGAGGGCGAAGGTACGAACCTGTGGACGATTTCAGAGGTCGACGAAACCATCGAAATTGACAGCGAACTTATGAATTGCTTTAAGGATACCACCCTCAAAAATGATACCGTTACCGGCGACGGCTTTCCTATGCTCAAGCCGGGAACGACCACCATCGCCTGTGCAGGAAATGTGCAGCGGATCGAGGTCATTCCGAGGTGGTGCTGTCTGTAAGGTCGCTCCCGATTGTAAGCGGTAGAAAAATTCAAAAAGGTATGGTATAATGTTTTTAAGTGAGGACGACAAATCGGAATTTTTTGTGGAGGTGTTTATATGATATTCCTAAAGGTATTGGCTGTAGTTCTGGGATTGGCCTTCCTTCTGTTTGGATACTTCATTTACTTTAAAAAGAAATACAATCTTATCAACGGTTTTGAGGCGGACTTCAAAGCCGGTCGGAAGAAAGAAGAATACGCAAAGAAAGTGGGAATGGTAGAGTTTGTTGTTGGTATAGTTCTGCTTATCACAGGTGTTGCACTTATTCTGTTTGCCTAATAAATTCCTATTTGTCAATCTACAAGTAACTCATTTTCATTCAACCACCAGGGAGAAATCCCCGGTGGTATTTTTATGCCCGGAAGGAGCTGACAGCCTATGATTCCAGTCCTATACCCGCCCAATGCAACAGATTTTTCCTCATTCGGTCTTGGTGTGCTGACGGACACCATCTCCTGCGAGGTCACCGAGGAGCGAAACGGTGTATTTGAGTGCCTGCTGAAATATCCGGTCAGCGGTCAGCACTACGGGCTTATCACCAAGGAGTGCATCATTAAGGCAAAACCCAACGATACTGCCGCCGACCAGGCGTTCCGCATTTACCGCATCACAAAGCCATTGAACGGCATCGTCACCATCTACGGTCAGCACATCTCCTATGACCTTGCCAATGTGCCGGTGTTGCCTTTTTCGACGGAGAGTCGCTCTCCTCAGCTCATTCTCTCGCAGCTCCTTGCCGGAGATACACGCTTCACGGGCTGGACGGACTACTCGGATGCAAAGGCGTTTTCCGTCACGCAGCCGAAAAGCGTCCGTGCCTGCCTCGGCGGTACGGAAGGCTCCATGCTCTCCAAATGGTACGGCGAATTTGAGTGGGACAACTTCACGGTAAAGTTCCATTCGCACCGTGGGCAGAAAACCGGCGTGGTCATTGAATACGGCAAGAACCTCACCGCATTGGAGCAGGACGAGGACAACAGCGGTGTGTATACCGCACTGCTCCCGTATGCCGTATACACCCCGGAAGGATCGGACATCGAAACGGTGGTCACGCTGCCGGAGGTCACGCTCCCCATTGTGACTTCGGAGATCGTCCGGACAAAAACGCTCATCATGGATTTCTCCGACCAGTTTGACGGAGTTGTGACCGAAGAAGCCCTCAGAGCCAAAGCCAACAGCTACATCAAGGCAAACCCGCTGGGAGCGACCATTCCCACGGTGAAGGTGTCCTTTGAGCCGCTCTGGAAACAGCCGGAGTATTCGGCACTCCTGGAGCGGGTCAACCTTTGCGATACCGTCACCATTTGGCATTCACTGCTTGGTGTGAGCGTGTCGGCTATGGTCATTGAAACCGTGTACGACACCCTCGCCGAACGGTATGTGAGCATTTCCCTCGGTCAGAGCAAGTCCAGTATGATCACCACCATTTCCGAGGTGCAATCAACGGTTGATAAGGTGGAATCCACGGTGGGACGCTTTCCAAAGCTGCTCCAAACCGCCATCGGTAAAGCCACCGGGCTTATCACCGGCCAGAGCGGCGGCTATGTGGTTATTAACACAGACAGCGAAAGCGGGCAGCCCTACGAGCTGCTCATTTTGGACGCTCCCTCCATTGACGAAGCCGTGAACGTCTGGAGGTGGAATGTGGGCGGTCTGGGCTTTTCCCATAATGGCTACAACGGTCCCTATGAAACCGCCATCACGGCAGACGGTCAGATCGTCGCAGACTTCATCACCTCCGGCTCACTGGTGGCCAACATCATCAAGGCGGGTGTTATCCAGTCGCAGGATGGCTCGTCTTATTGGGATTTGGAGAGCGGCGAGGTCGTGCTTCGCGCCTATGTTTCAACCGATGAATTTGCGGAGAAAAGTGCGTATTTTCAGCAGAACGTGGATGGGCTGAACAGCTATGTGGCGACCCTCACCGAAACGGTGGAAACAGTGTCCAACGACCAAGGCATTCTGGAGGAACGGGTGCTGAACTCCGAAAGCCGTGTTTCGGAATTGGAACACACGG